ATCTCTTTGATCAGCAATAATCTTTAGTGTCTCATGCTCTAGTACAACGGACTGCCGACTAAAGAAACGTTACTTATTGAGCTCAATAAGAAGGAGAATATCCCTGAGCAAGTATACGAAAATCTCACGGTGTATGTCAATGATATATCTTTCGAAAAGAAGGATATGCAGTGGCTTATCGATAGCACTGAGGAGTTCTGTCAGGAACGTGCAGTATACAATGCAATCATGGAGAGCATTTCGATCATCGAAGGAAGGTCAAAAAATCAGGACAAGGGTGGAATACCTACTATCCTGGCTGATGCTCTTGGCGTGTCTTTCGATGATCATATTGGTCATGATTTCCTAGAGAACGCTGAAGAACGATACGAGTTCTATAATGCAGTCGAGGATCGCATTCCTTTCGACATCGATTACCTCAACCTTATTACTAAAGGTGGATTGCCAAACAAGACACTGAATGTCCTGCTTGCAGGTACAGGTGTTGGTAAGACTTTGGCTATGTGTCATATGGCAGCGGCCAATCTTCTTGACGGAAAGAACGTTCTTTACATCACTCTTGAGATGGCCGAGGAACGTATTGCTGAACGCATCGACTCAAACCTATTGAACATTCCGTTGGATGAACTCAAGGGTTTCCCAAAAAAGATATACGACGATAAGATCGTAAAGCTAAAGAAGAAGACAGGCGGAAAGATTATCGTAAAGGAGTATCCAACCGCCACCGTTGGATCTGGCCACTTTCGCCACCTACTCAACGAACTCAGTATGAAGAAGAACTTCAGCGCTGATATCATCTACATCGATTACATCAACCTGTGTCAATCGACTCGTTTAAAGTTTGGCGCGAATGTAAACAGCTATTCATATATCAAAGCAGTGGCTGAAGAACTTCGTGGTCTTGCTGTCGAAAAGAATGTTCCTATCGTCAGTGCAACTCAGCTCAATCGTACAGGCTTTACAAACAGTGATCCTGGTCTCGAGGATACTTCTGAATCGTTTGCTTTGCCGGCAACCGTTGACTTTATGTGCGCTCTTGTTTCGACCGAAGAGATGGAGCAACTCGGTCAGATCATGGTTAAGCAACTCAAGAATCGTTACAACGATCCTACTCTACACAAGAGGTTTGTCGTCGGTGTTGACCGCGCCAAGATGCGGCTGTTCAATGTTGAGAGCTCAGCACAGAAGGATATCATGGATGACAAACCGGTGATGGACAAATCTAACTTTGGAGAAAGATACGACGAAGAGGAGAATATGAAATGGATGACAAAGAAGGCGGGTCGGAAAGACTTCAGCGCGCTATTCAACAACTGAAGAGTATGACTGAAGAAGAGAGACGTAGGTATCTTATGTATTGTCACTTTGAACTAAGGTACGCTGACGGTTGGTCCACTGAACATTATCAAAACTATATAGAGGCAGCAAAGCATGTATGAGATTAGGAAAGCAGGAAAGAAGTATCGAGTGTACGATCGCATTAGCGAAAGATATGTTGCGAATACGCGTCACGAAGAAAAGGCGCATACACTTGTAAACAATCTCACGTGTAAAGGCTTTGAGGGAAACATTCCTGCGTTCTTCTTTGTGCAAAAAGAAAAGTATGGGATGAACCTTGATAGGAAGACCGATGAACTATAAAGATCACATTGATATGGTCAACGGCGTCATCCGTGATATTGCTGCATTTGATATCGCAAGAAATGGAAATCACGTTGACGAGGGTGCAATCGATGATTGGATTGCAGAGATGAACATGGTAGGTACACGTGAGTCGTTCATGTCGATATGCCAGGACTATTGGGATCAATACTTAGGTTCAGCTACACTGCATTAGTATTATAAATAGTCAGAACGGATAAGGATCTGACTATGTTTACATTTAGACAATATCAAATGGAAGCAGTCGGGCATGGTATGCAGGCTGCTTTGGAGTACATCAAGAAGAATAAGATGTCTGTTAAGAAGACGGCAGGCAATACGATTGATGTGGGTGTTGATGGAGATCGTATCGAGTTTCTCAAAAAGATCGCAAAGGATCTTGGCGGTAAGTATAATCCGACGGGAGGAAGCAGTTCCATAGGTCGAACTGAACTCGATACTGGAGTTAAGATACAAGCAAAGCCAATGACTGGTGGCGGTTCAGGAGCCGGAGCTGCTGTTACTCGCACGACTGAATCTGCACAGTGTGCATATCTAGCAGCTGCTTATTATGCGAAAGACTTTTCAGAAGCATCGATTACAAAGGTAAAAGCAAAGTTTGATACAGATGAAAGTCTTAAGAACATTCTAACAAAGGTTCCACCTCAATGGGAAGACTCTTGTATTTTAACGGCAAAAGTTTTCAAAAAGAAATATCCAAATAAGGGATATGTATTCCATCGTGGTTCATCCTGGGTCGATGAACTTGAGAACCACTGGAAGAAACTTAACAGACAAGAACGAGAGTTTTCAAATCTCAATAAGTGGTCACCAGCCGATATATATGCTGTGTCAAATACTGGTGCAAGAATTAAACTAACAGATGCGAAGACCATTCTTGAACTCAATCAAATGATGAAGGCTGCTTTACAGAGTAGAGACATTATAGGTATATCGTTAAAGCAGGTCAAAGGAACAGCTAAGATTGCAGAAAAGAATGTTGAGGGTAAGACAACAACATATAAGTTTGAAAGTCTTACACTTGGCCTACGTGGTTTCTTTGCATCTCAAGATGGATACTTGAACTTCAATGGTGGTAGGATTCAGTTTCGTAGATTTGGTACGACTTGGCAGGGTGAGATCAAAGGTAAGACTGCAAACATGGGCAAGATATCTGGTGGTCCGATTGTAAATCTTATGAAGAGGAATGGGATTAAAATCAAACCGCAAAAGGATATAACTAAGAAGACGCCTGCTCTGATGAAGGAGTTCTATAACTTTTATAAAAACTTCGAACGCCGACCAATGACATACGACAAGTTTGAAGAAGAAGTGAATAAAAAAGATATGAATTGGTATATATCAAAGTGGCTAACAGCTCAGCTGCTGTTCTATATCGATAAGCAAAGAAAGTCAAAGAAGGATGATATAGTATCCGAAATGATTGGATATGCTGCTTCTGAGTCTCAACTGTCTGGCCCGTATATAAAGATATCATAAAAAAATGTTGACATCCTAATGATAAAATGGTAGGATAGCTATAATGGACAATTTTAAGACATTCATCGTCGAAGAAAAGAATACTCATATGACTCACATTGAGGAGCTACTGTTCCTTGGTGGCGTCAACGGTACTCGTCAGGCGATCAACTTCCTACGTGATCTTCGAGACATGCTGAAGGGTAACGCATCCTCTGCTGTCGACATCACTGTGAAGTGGGACGGCGCACCTGCTGTATTTGCCGGTGTCGATCCTGCCGATGGAAAGTTCTTTGTTGCAAAGAAGGGTCTGTTCGCCAAGACTCCTAAGATGTACAAGACACAGGACGATATCAAGAAGGAACTGAGTGGTGAGCTTGCCAAGAAGTTCTCTATCGCACTTACCGAGTTCTCAAAGCTCGGTATCAAGAGTGGCGTATATCAGGGAGACCTGATGTTCACTAAGGGCGATGTTAAGGTCGAAACATACGATGGTCAGAAGTACTATACCTTCCAACCTAACACAATCGTATATGCGATACCTGTAAAGAGTAAGCTTGGTCAGCAGGTAGCTAAGGCCAAGATCGGTATCGTATGGCATACGACATACACGGGTCGTACCATACAAGATATGAAAGCAGCATTTGGTAAGAAGATCGCCAGTAAGTTCCGTCCTTCTAGTACTGTATGGATGGACGATGCAACTTATCGTGATGTATCTGGTAAGGCTCTGTTCAGCGCGAAGGAATCAGCTCAGTTCGATTCATTACTCACTCAGGCAGGTAAGTTATTCCGCAAGGTCGATGGCGAAGCATTCAAGATGATAACCACCGACAAAGAGTTGCAGCAGAAGACTATGACATTTGTCAATACATACGTTCGTGGTGGATCCAACTTCCCCTCGGCCGATAAGATGACGAAGGGTCTCGTTGACTATCTGAACCAGTGGTTTCAAAAAGAGATAGACAAGAAGAAGACTCAGAAGTCGAAAGATGACTGGTCGAAACGTCGAGATGCAATCGTTCAAAAAGTCATTATGAATAAGAGTCAGCTCACTGCAATGTTTGAGCTGATGAAGGTATTGGTTCAAGCTAAGGGTATGGTCGTAGATCAGTTCAACAAAACACAGGAAATGGATACCCTGCTGAGAACAGCTAAAGGTTTTCAAGTAACCAAACAGGAAGGGTTCGTTGCCATCGATAAAATGAAAGGTGGAGCAGTCAAACTGGTCGACCGTCTTGAGTTCAGCAAAGCGAACTTCTCTCCTGAAATTATCAAGGGATGGCAAAAATGATGAAGTTCAATGAGTGGCTCGTAGAAGGCACCGGAGAAAAAAAGAAACCTGAATCCTATGAAGCTCAGTATAAACGTCGAGTCGTAAAGACAACGAGTCCTGAGCATAAAGAGAAGGGATACAACTGGCGCATCAAGGGAAAGGAACGTCCTGAGATCAGCATTAAGTTATATAAGAGTAAGCCGGATTTCAAGGAGTTCAGTAAACAGCTACGTCGCGTGGCAGGCCATGAATTTGGCTGATATATAAATAATAAAAACAACCCTGTTAGTCTAAGGAAAACCAGGAATGAGCAAGACAGTTATCACATTCGGTCGTATGAATCCTCCTACGGTCGGTCATCAGAAAGTTGTAGACAAAGTCAAGGCAGAAGCCAAGAAACAAGGAGCTATGCCTCATGTTTATCTATCACATTCTCAAGACAAAAAAAAGAATCCTCTCGACTACAATACAAAACTTAAGAGTGCTCGAAAAGCATTTGGAACAAGTGTTACAAGATCCCGAGCTCGTACGATCATCGAAGTCATGGTCGAGTTGCAAAAGATGCGGCACACCGAAGTCACCGTCATCGTCGGATCAGACAGAGTCCGAGAGTTCAAAACCCTCCTAAACAAATACAACGGAAAAGACTTTACGTTTGATAAGATCAGTGTGATGTCGGCCGGTCAGCGCGATCCTGATGCTGAAGGTGCATCAGGTATGTCCGCCACTAAGATGCGCACCGCTGCACAGACCGGTGACTACAAATCATTTAAGAAAGGTGCACCTACTGCACTTTCAGACAGGGATGTCAAAGTAATGTACGATAAGATACGATCCGAAATGGGAACGGTAAAAGAAGAGATAGAATGGAGCGACGAAGATTTTGAGTTCACTGATGCAGAACTCGATGCAGCCGTTGAGATGATGGACTTTGATGCGCTCGATGAAGATCAAGAGATCGATGAAGAGTTCGCTGACTATCTCGAAGAATTAAGGCAACCACTTACGATAGCTCAGAGAATGCAGATCGGTAGACGCATGAAACGTCTTGCTCCTCGTATGGCTCGTATGAGAAAGATTCGTGCTAAACGCATGGCAGATCCAAAGAGGCTTGAGCGTCGAGCTCGTAAGGCTGCTATTAAGATCCTTCGTAAACGGTTTGCTGGTAAGCAGGGACAGAACTATGCAAAGCTATCGCCTGGCTCAAAGATGTCCGTGGACCGTATCGTTCAGAAAAAGGCGAGTGTGATACCGACACTTGCTAAACGTCTATTACCAAAGATGCGTAAAGCCGAGATGGAGCGACTCAAAAGAGCTCGTGGTGGTGGAGCACCTAAAGGTGGAACTACAGCTGCTAAAACCTTGGTGCAGGGAGATCACGTTGAACCCCACGTTCCTATTCTTTATGAAGAGGAAGTTGACACAAAACTGATGGCTCTATTGAGAGTTACATTCCCTGATTCATCCGAGAGGAATCTCGTCGTAAGAGCACTCCGCGGCGGATCGAAATCATTACAGAATCCAACACTGCGTCCTTACATCATGAACATACTTCTGCGGTTGCTCGATGGTGTGCAGGACGATCCTAGCATTTACAATAAAGTAAAAGAAAAGATGCGTCGCCTTGGTCTCGAGGAAGATACCACGAGTAAGAAACCGCAGGATCCGGATGTAGCTGATCGTAAAGGTTCACAGCCGGTTGGTTATTTCAAAGGTGTAAAGAGTAAGTCAACCAAAGCGAAGCGTGATGCGCACTTTAAGAAGTATGCAGAAAAGCCAGGTATGGGTAAGGACAAACAGTCGAACTATAAACCTGCGCCAGGTGATTCGAGCGCAGAGACAAAACCATCCATACATACGAAAAAGTATAAGGCGATGTACGGTGAAGACATCAATACGGCTTTCGAAGAACTGTTCCTTAAAGAGGAAGTTCTTACCGAGAAACAGATCGAAGGACTCAAGAAGAAGTCAGAGAAGTCGGGTATTCCATACGGTATTCTTAAAAAGGTATATGATCGTGGCATGGCTGCATGGAAGTCGGGACACCGTCCAGGAACGACGCCACAGCAGTGGGCGTTCGCTCGTGTCAACTCGTTCATCACCAAAGGATCTGGTACATGGGGCAAGGCCGACAAGGATCTTGCAGCAAAGGTTCGTAAAGAAGAAGTACAAAATGAAGATGCTGTTGCTAATGCAAAAGCGGCTATCAAAAGAGAAAAAGAAGCCGATAAACGCAAGCATGATGCAATGTTGGATCGGGCAAGACTCCAAAAGGCACAGACAAAGAATAGAGCTACAGAAGAAATTGATCTCGATAATCAATTTGAAAGTCTGTGGGCAAATATCCACAAAAAACGCCAGAGAATTAAACAAGGTTCAGGCGAACGTATGCGAAAACCGGGTGAAAAAGGTGCACCATCAGCAGACGCATTAAAAAGAGCAAAATTAGATGAGCAATTTATTGCTGGCATCTCTGATACAATGTATGCAAAAGATTTTGAGGAGCATAAGGTTCATGGTGGGTTTGCTTTACATCCATCTGTTATGGAGCAAGGTGGTGCCGGTGAGGATTGCACATGCTTCGATCATGTCATCTCAGAAGCGGAGTATCAAGGCCGTAAGGTTAAGCTAAACGATCCGATGCGTTCCAACGATGGTAAGAAAAAGTTCTATGTATATACAAAGAACGAAAAGGGAAACATCGTAAAGGTTGGATTCGGTGATCCAAACATGGAGATCAAGCGAGACGATCCTGGCCGTCGTAAGAACTTTAGAGCACGTCATAACTGTGATAACCCAGGACCGAAATGGAAAGCAAGGTACTGGAGTTGTTATCAGTGGCGAGCTGGAGCAAAGGTTGACAACTGATGTATGAGTATAAGTGTACGATACTAAGAGTGGTAGACGGCGATACCGTCGATGTTGATATCGATTTAGGATTCGGCGTGTGGATGCGTAAGCAGCGCATTCGTCTCTATGGAATCGACACACCGGAGTCAAGAACAAGAGATTTGGAAGAAAAGAAGTATGGGTTACTTGCTAAGCGTTTTGTGGAAGGATTTCTTGCCAAAGGATCTACCGTCGTATTGGTTACTGAGAAAGATGGAAAGGGAAAGTTCGGTAGGATTCTTGGCAAGTTTAAAGTCTTTGACACGAAGACGGAGCCAGGATCACTCAGACAAGCATTCCTCCACGAAATAATGATTAAGGAACATATGGCTGTTGAATATATGGGACAGTCGAAGGAAGATATTGCCGAAGGACATTTACAGAATCGCATTAAGATAAAAGAAAGTGGGCTATATGATGAAATGTTATAACTGTGGCCACGATTCACACTGTGGAGTACCACTCAGAAAAGCTGTTGATAGATCAAAGGCTCATGCAGCTAGCTTAAAAGAAATAGAAGTGTGTAAGAGTTGTAGATGTTCAAAATGTGATAAGACACTTTCCGGATGATATAAATAATATAAAATAACTCCTTGGAGAGGAAAAGAAAATGGACAAAATTAACCCATTCAGAAACAGTGAGAAGGATGAACTCGTTAACGCAGTTCGGGCCGTCCTCTCTGGTCAGAAGTACGAAGCGCCTATCGAAGAAGCTGAAATGGATCCGGTCAATCCTAAGGCTGTAAAGAAGAAGTTTAAGGATCGTAAGGACAAGGACATCGATAACGACGGTGACGTTGATGATTCCGATAAGTTCCTGCACAAACGCCGGAAAGCGATTTCAAAGGCTGTCGCTAAAGAAGATACTGATGACAACCCTGCCAATCGCCAGCATCTCTGCGCTAAGAACGTCGTACACGAACAGTGGGGTAAAGGCGAGTGTATTTCTACAATGCATGCCGATCCCGATGAAGATGGTCACGTTGCTTGGTACGATGTTATGTTCGAGCACGGCATCGAAGCAAAGGTTTCTATCGATGAGCTGAAGGTAACCAAAGCTGAAACCCACATTCACTCGTCGAAGAAAAAGAACGGTAAGAAGGACGAAGTTGATACGAAGCCAAACACCGGTGATGATCGCGGTACAGCGGAGTAATTCAATGAAGTCGTTCAAGGAATACATCTCAGAAGCCAGCTTCAAGATCGATATGCCGGATATGCCGGCCGTCTATGTTGATGCAAAGAGTGCAGGCGAAGTGAAGAAGAAGCTTCGTACTCTATTGAAGAAACCGATGGATGTTGAAGTTTCTCGAGTGAACCCTGCTAAGGTCAAGAAAGCATTCCGGCTTCGTGCACAGGGTAAGGACGAGGACGAAGAGGAAGTTAAGGAAGGGAAACAAAAGCCATACGTTTCATCGGACCGCGATGGTATCCATGTTATGAATGGTTCTGGAAAAGTCGCAAAAAGCTTCGGCCGGAATGATAGGGATAAAGCTCAGGCTTACTTGAAAAAGCACTATAATAAATTGATGAAGGAAGCTCTTGATAAAGAGGATGAGCCGAAGGTTAAAGAAATCATTAAGAAGTTGAAGGGTGCAAGTAAGGCTCATGCTGGTCAAGCACAAGACCTAGAAAAAGCAGTCAGCGAAAAGCGCGGCCGTCCTCGTAAGGATGGAACGGCCGATGGCGATCTTGAGAACATTCAGATGCAACTTCGTAAGTCGGTTAGCCTGCGTGGTAAGAAGGACGTTGAGTTTGCTGATGGCAAGAAAAAGAAGGTCGACGATAAAGTTGCTCGTAAAGTTCTGCAGATGATCGATAAGTACCGGCAGCCTAAGGATAAACAGAACATCGTAACATATATTGCGAAGTCAGAAAAGAACCTTATGAACTTTGCATCGGGTAAAGCAAAGATGGATGACATGGATCCTGAAGCAAAGCGTCGCAAACTCTTAGGATTAAAATAATGTCGTATGCTCGTGTTATTCGCTCATTGAAAGAAGATGGTCATGACGATGTAGCCTCCATGAAGAATAAGGTTGAGAAGGCAAGTAAAGCAATCGAGATAATGCGAGCTGAGTTAGATAAACTAGGCGACGATGAATCGTTACCTACATGGTGGACAAATAAAGTGGCTGTTGCAGTCGATAAGCTCGACAGCATGGCCGATTATCTTGATGTAAAGGTCGAAGATAAATAAGAATCGAAAGTCTATATTATGCCGAGTAGTCGGAAAGATTAACCAACGAAAAGCGAAGGAGATAACAAATGCCTAGTTGGAAATTTGGTTCTGAAAAGAACGACGATGCTAATTCATCCACATCTGGTGCCAGCTATCGAGCCGGTGGTCAGCCAAACGATGAAAGTTTTCTAAAGAAGAATAAACGCAATGTGATCGTTACAGATAAGGGTTGGGTTCGACGTGAACACCGCTTGATGAACGGTGGTGGAGCAAGTTCTGTTACACGTCAGATCGATGAAGTACTCGTTGCTGCTGGCGGTAAAGCAGGCGTCGCCGGACCGGATTCTGAACCGGCGAAAGGCGGTATGGGGTTCCCTGATATTTGTGAAGTGTTTCTTGCAAACTCAACGACCGATGATGTAACTACAATCGCTGCTCTTCATGGTGCCGGCGGTGCTCAACATCAGCTCGTTGTCGTTTTTAACGAACCAGTTAAACATGCCGGTAACGCAGGTACATTAAAGCTGACGTTTGCAAACACGGCTGGTGGTAATAATGCCGTCATTGCGACTGCTGCGGTTGGTAACGCCAATACCCATATTAAAGGTGCGAACAACCAGGTTGTGTTTACATTCACACCAACCAAGGGTGATGCTGGTACATATAAGGTACCGACCGGCGCAAGTGCCATCATTAATGCTACATCCCTTGCCGCTAACCTTGTTTCTTTGAACACCGGTTTTGAAGCTGCAAACGATTTTATCACTTCGGCTGTATCTAATACTGTTACATCTACCGGTACATTTACGATTACTTAATTTTTAACCGGGAGTAATAATATGGCTGATAAAAAGGTAACACAACTCACTAGCCTGACGAGTCCGGTAAGTGAGGACCTATTACTTATCATTGATGATCCGAGCGGAACTCCTGTGAGCAAGCAGATCTCTGTTAAGAACCTGGCGGGAGCGTTACCAAACACTTCCGTCAGTACCTTAACGACGTCAGCAAATAATACGTTAGCAGGCAGTAACACCGTCGTATCTTCGAATGTTAACATTACTGCGACTCGTGGTCCTCAGATCACAGCGAATTGGATTAAGCTGGGTCTGAATACGGGTTCTATATCTAACAATGCAACTACACAGTTGGGTGGTGGTCAACAGGGTTCGATCTTTGTTGATGACGAGTACATTTATGTAGCAACATCAAACACAGTAGTGAAGAGGGTAGCGCTAAGCGTCTTTAGTTCGTAATAAAAAAGAATATAATGAATGTTTGACACCGTTGATGATTCCAACTTTATGTTGTATGCTGCAAAGTTTTATGATAATCCTGGAGCTGATGTTCTGGAATTTGAAGAAGATCTTGCTAGGATTAAATACATAAAGAGGTTGTTTAGTAAATACAGAGACGGAAAGGAGCTGAGAGAACGGTTGATCTTGAACCATATCATTGTACTCTACAATGTGTTTGAGCATCAAGCCTGTACTCGAATGATCTCCTTCCGTCTCTATGAGTATATGGAGTATCTTAAACCTTTCTTAGTCTATCTCGGTTATTGGCCAGACAGGGTTGGACCAATCGGAGTAGATAAAATTATGATACTCGATACGGATATAAATATGGATGTAAGGATAGTTGATAGACTTAGGGAAATATAATGTCTTCGAATCTTGTAGATATCTATGTACTATATCGGATCATCAAGGATCTTGCGACTCCGTTTGAGAAGACGGATGCGTTTAAGACTGGCTTGATCGATAAGAAGGGTGAACGGCTTCGTGATAGTACAGGAAAGAAGGTGAAGGCCGAGACAAAAGCTCAGAAAAAGGCCGATAATTACTACTTCCGATTCATACGAAATCTTAAAAGACTGATGTCGAAGGTTGGTCTCGGTAGTCGACTTGCAACCTTTGCAGCGGCCATGTTCCTTATCAAGGAAGAGATGGAAAAGAAGCATACGCTTACTGAAGACGGTTTCAAGGATGAGGATCTCGTTCTTGAAGAAATCGTCAAGGGAATTAGATTCCTCGAAAAGAATTCACACAAACAATACAATCAGCTCTGTGAAGAGATTGCTAATGCTACTGGTGCCGCAGTCGCAGGAACTGGTGATGATCCTGTTCATTGGAAAAAGATGCCGTACCGCGTTGGCAGCGTTGGTGATCGAAAGAGAAAAGGTCGATACATCAATGGTGTAGCGTATCTTAAAAAGATGGCAAAAGAGGCTGCTAAAAAGCAGGAATCGTAATGGCACAGTGGAATAAAAATACCCTTACATACAGAACCATTGGTGGACAGTCGCACGATACTACGCTTCATGAAGTTAACATGCAGGCAGACAGGTATGGTAATATCATCACTCCTGGCGCTACTGCTACTTCCACATTTGGCGAACCCATTTCTGTTCCTATCACACCGATCATTCAGTTAGATAGTCTTTACGGTTTTGACCCAAGAGAGTTTCAGACATTCACATTTGGCACAGGTTCGTTCGAAAATACTGGCACACTATTCAAAGCGCATACGGGTACAGGGGCGTATGGTTACGGCGTTATTCGCTCAAATCGTATTCTTCGCTATCGTCCTGGCCAGGGTGCATTGTGTCGCTTTACTGCAGCGTTTGAAAATCCACAAGCAGACGTGACACTCCGTGCTGGATTCTTTGCACAGGAACAGTCGTTGGTGATAGGGTATAATGGAACGCAGTTTGGTGTGCTTAGAG